CGGAGCTTCATGGCTTCGTCCACCATTTCGTTCCAACCCATAAAATCACCGTCACCATTCAGCAGTTTATCCATTTCATCAGAATCCAATGTACCGTCATTTTTCATGGAATTGCCGAATCTGTCATACCATGCTCTCAGTTTGTCACTAAACTGTTCACCAATGGCATTTGACAGCATCGCCTGCATGAAATATTTGGATATGTCATCAGCAAAATCCTCCGCACTCTTCTCCATATCCATCAGACTGCTTATAAAACTGTCATACATGGAATCGAATGACATTCCGATCAGGCCCTCATAAAGACTGTCGGTCAGTTCTTCCAGTTTTCCTGCCTGCTCTATATAATCATCCAGCTTGTCGGTAACACGCTCACCGTAACCTCCCTTACCGGAAGATTCCATGATATCCCATAACCATACGTCCGACCGTAGAGCCTTCATCTGTTCGGGGGTCAGATTCCACAAGGAATCAGTGCCGGAGAAATCCTGCATGCCGGTAGCTTTTCTTGCGTGTTCCAGCATTTCATCCGTCCATTTCAGATAATGCTGCCAGCTGCCGTGGCTCTTATGATATCCGGCTTGCTCCTTTGCTATTTGCAGATAGTTTTTATTGACTTCCTCCTGATACTTTACAGCTTCCCTGTAAGATTCAACCGATTTCATTCCCTTGCTTGCCTTCATCTCGTCAGTCAGATCCTCGATGGCCGTTTGCAAAGTTCCATTCCTGTCCGTCAGCCTATCTATCGTTTCCTGTACTTCCTTGGCGTTTCCACCTATTCCAAACAAGGAGTTGAAGCCTCCGAATGAGATTGCGTTCAGGATGTTTCCTATGCCGTTCCTCAATGACTTGCCGATTGTGACAAACAAATCCCCTGACAAGACATCACCGATAATTCCACTGACAGCGTTCAGAACAGCATCAAGCAGACCACCGACAAGATCACTTAATCCGTCTTTGAGTACGTCAATGATGGACAGAATCCATCCGACAATGGGGACCTCCTTAAGAGATTCTGACGTTTTTCCTATGACATCCTTGAATCCGTTCACGGTTTTGATAATTCCGCTATATGCGTTATACAATCCACCGGATGAAATCTGCTGCAAGCCTCCCAACAAATTTTCCATGCTTGCTTTCAGTCTGGTGGCGGTATCAGTCACATTACGCTGGGCCTGATTGGCGATATCAGTCTGTGTCTTCACATTGGCGGATGCAATGTCAGCATTCTGCCGTGCTGTTTCAAGAGCGTTTGCTGCGGCTTGTTTCTCACTTTCCGTTCCGCCCTTCTGCGCTTTGGTGTAATCATCCTGTGATTTCTTTAGTCTTTCCAAAGCAGCTGTTTCAATCCCTATGGCACTGATACGATTCTGTTCTGCTATTTGATAGGCTTTTACATCCTCTCCAAGTTTCTTGAAGTTGACTCCACTTGTACCACCCAAAGACTTTTCCATCTGGCTGATGGCGTCAATCAATGATTTCTGGCTTGCCTGATCGGAGTTCTTGAACTTGTCAGTCCGTACATATTTTTTCGCTTCGTCCAAGGCGGGCTTTATCATGTCGGAAAACATGGAACCAAACTCACCGAACACAGTAACCCAATCTATATTGGCTTTTATGGCTTCTGTTTCCTTGTTCTGTATGGCAACATCACGTTGTTTCTCCAGTAACTTTACTTGTGCACTATTAACACCGTTTTCTTCCTGTGCTTTCCTTATTTTTTCCGCATACTCTTGGGCGATAGCCAATTTCTGCTGCTGGAACGTGCCATATTCTTTCAAGTAGTCGTTCAAAGCCTGTTGTTCGGCTTTCAGCTGTCCTTCAGTTACATCGGAAATATCTTTATCTCTCATACTTTCGGCATTGGTATAAGCTTCTGAAATTTTCTGTGCCTGCTTGTCGGCCAGCTTACCGTTACCGGCTTTGCTCCATTCTTCCTCCTGTTTTCTTATCGCATCAATCTGTTTCTGATAATCAAGGTCAATCTGTTTCAACTTCTTTTCCGTGCCTTCTCTCATCAGGTTGATTTCATCCTGTTGGTTCTGACGGTGAAGTGAAAGAAGTTGTTCGGCTGTCTTTTTTTGTTCTTTTTTTTGCTTTTCATCAGCTTTTTCCTGCTTGGTCAAAGAACTACCAGTAATACCGCCCAAATTTTTATAGGCCTTTTCAGTTGTTTCTACTCGTTTCTTAGCTTCTTCATACAGCTTTGAAGTAAACTTGGATTTATTCTTTCCTATTTCAGAAAGTTTCTTCTTAGCATCATCCCAGTCTTTCTTCGCTTTCTCATAATCCTGCTTGTAGGTAGTTTTATTCTTCTCTGAATCAATTCGGGTTTGCTTGACTGATTTTGCTGTATCTATAAGTGTTTTTATGTCTTTCACATTATAGATTGCTTCATCAGACAAAGTACCCTTAATATCAATAGGCAAACGAAGTTTCACAGTTCCATTTTCCCCCTTTCCTCTGATACGCTTCTCCAACTCAGAGATGTAGCGGTCAAACTCATTAGTATTAACATCTTTAAGATTGGAAATGAACTGTTCGGAGATGCCTTTGCCTTTTTCTTGCAGCATGACATCACGCATAGCACGCAATTCTTTTAGTTTCTTCACATATCCATCAACGCCTTGCTGACCGGAAAGAGTTTTCAGCAGATTCTCGTAATATTTGATTTCAGATTCAATGTTAGAAAGTTCCTTGGTTTGCTTTTCTCCGGCACGTTTCGCATCTTCTTCCGTTATCTGTTGCTTTAGTTTAAGTATATCAGCCAACTTAATGGTTTCGATGTCATATTGAGCGAATATCTTAGGGTATTCTTTTCTTAACTCCGCTAAACTTCGACCTCTTTGTAAATCCGACAACGCTATATCACGAGAACTTTGTACGAGGGAATCAATCTTCTGTTTGTGTTCTTCTTCTTGCTTTTTAGCTTCTTCTTGCTGTTCATTAAACCTTCTCTGTGCCTTTTCTGCTTCTGTTGCCGAATCGCGGAAAGCCAACATTGCAACTCCAAGTCCTACTACAGCAGTAGCCAACAACACATAAGGATTGGTAAGCATTGCAGCGTTTAAAGCTAACTGCGCTTTTCGTGCCAATAAACGGGCATTGGTAAGTCCAATCTCCACAAGAGTATGTTTACTTTCGGCAGCAGTAACAAGCATCACTGCGGTCCGGTATGTACCATAAGTAACCACTAATCCAGCCAAGATTCTACCTACTGTTTCATAATTCTGAATCAACGAAGTTGTCATTTGAATACCGTCCATGATAACACTTTCCGACTTTGTTCCCAATTCGTTAAACACGGAATCCAAAGCATCCTGCATCATAGAAAGCTGACCGTTTATCTCTTTTGAAGCGTTTTCGGACATCTGATAGAATCGACCACCAGCGGAAGTAGCATCTATAAATGCCTGCTGAACCATTTCTGCGGAAATAGCCCCCTTAGACATCTCATCTTTGAGGGTAGCGATAGACTTACCGGTCTTTTCAGACATGATTTGCAGAGGATTAAATCCTGCATTAATCATCTGATTGAGGTCTTGACCCATAAGTTTACCGGCAGCGGACATCTGAGAGAATGCCAAAGTCATAGAATTAAACTTTTGTGTGTTCCCCATAGAAACATCGCCAATAGCTTGTAGATAACGGGGAACTTTCTCGGCTTCAATGTTGAAACCAAGCATCATCTGCGTGGCTGCTGTTACATCAGAAAATTCAAGCGGAGAAATTTTAGCGAACTCACGAACTTGTGACATGAGGGCATTGGCTTTCTCTTTGTTTCCCAATAAAGTTTCAATAGCAGTGTCAGCAGCCTGGAACTCGCCACGTACACGAATCATTTCAGCACCTAATGCTTTCAGTACTCCAGCACCACCAATAACCGCCAAGGCTTTCTTCCAAGAAATAGCAATACCATTATTAGTTTCTACAACCTCTTTTGCGTCATCCTTGTAAAGGGCGTATTCATCACGTAGTTTTTTTACTGACAGACGTGCTTCTGCCTGTTGCTGGGTTAATCCAAATAAAGCTGCCTTTTCTTCATCAAGAGCTTTGCGGGCAGCATTGTATTCTTCTAACTTGCTATTTGCTGATAACGGATTCCTTTTCAATGCTATACGATAAGCATCCCCAAGTCGTTTTACATCCGCTTCAATATCCTTAACTACCGCTTTTTGAGCAAGAATCTTCTCTGTGAATCCATTCACGGCCTGGGAAGCATCGAAGATTTTCCTTTTGAATCCCGTTTCCATCTCCGCTCCAGCTTTGGCTGCATTAGTCACCAACTCATCCAATCTTTGGTTGGATGCAGCAAGTTGGGCATTCAAAGCCTTGAAAGCAGCAGGAGTCTGCGTGCCATCCATGCTCATTAACTCCTGCTTTAATTTTGCAATTTCATTACGAAGTCTTACAACTTCTTCCCAGTCACTACCTATCTTAAAATATAATTTTGACATATCTATTTCTTTTTCCTACGATTAGCCAATTCCTTACCACTGATTCTATTCACCTTCTGACCACCATATACTGCGCGTAATTTATCCCGTTGCATCATCAGCAGATTCCGATAAGGGATAATCTCAAACACTTCTGTATAACTCAGATGCAGCGTGTCAATCAAATGGGCTATCTGCCCGAAGAACGTTGTGTTTCCTACTGTTTCGGTCTTGCTGCCAGCATCGACACGTTCCTCATCGAGCTGACACACTGAAAAGCCGAAATATCCATCATAGAGAAACAGACTTCCAAGGCATCTTTGACTTCTTCAAAAGTGCCGTTCTCCAATTCTTTGACCAAACTATCATTCCCGCAGATGAAGCATGAAATACCTTTCAGCATATCTTCAGTAGCTTCAGGAAGCTCTTTAATAGCTTCCATGACATTATCTCCAGTCATGCCGATATTGGAAAAATGATGAATGGCACGACAGATAATTTTAATTGTAGGAGGTTTAATGGTATAAACCATCCCTCCTATCTCCACATTCATGAAATCCAGCCCTAACAAAGCATCAGAAACCGTTTTTGCTGCTTGATTCATATTCTTAAACTAAAAGGGGGAATGGTATATATCCATCCCCCGGTTATCACTCTTGTGCTTTTACCAATGTTATCTCTTTTTTAAGAGTGGTATCAACTTCAGAAGGAGTGGTTTTAATATCTCCTGACTGAGTGACGTACCCCACTTTCGACACTTCATAGTGAACGGTAGCCCCAGCATTCACCTGCTTTGACTTGACCGTTGCACCGTCCAGCTTTACGGTCGCATCGGAAGGAGTAGGTACAATGGTTACTGTAGTTCATGCCTGCAAAGCTTTAATCTGCCCTTCTTCATAGTTATACTCAGAAGAAACACCTTCGATTCCCGGTTCCTGCACCAAGCCTTTTACAGCGATTGCAATTGCCTTATCCGTATTGGCTTCACGGGAAACAATACGGCATTTTGGGAAGATGAACCAGACATCATCATCGGTCAGACAGAACAATGCTTTGTTGATAATAACTTTATCCAAAGCACGCTTCCAACCTACATCTTTAGATGTTGCCTGAATAACATCGCCACCCATGAACGCTTTCTTGGTCTTCCAGTCATATTGTCCGATAGAGAAAGCGGGCGATACTTCTCCCGGCACATCATCGTAACGGTAATTCTTTCCCGTTAATTGGTTCTTGTACCCAGTGACGGAGGCTTCCGTTTCCTCAATCTGCCACGTTTCCCCGTGTACATTCAAAACCTCATCTTTCGCTTTGATAGCGGCTTGAATCAAAGTCTTTGCGATTTCGGGGGTAATGTCTGCCGTTACCTTATCAATATCGGCAAACAAGATTCTTTTTATTCCTACTGCTGAAATCATAATCTTATAGTTTTACATTTATTACTTCAAATAAAATTCTCACATTCACGTAATGGCATTTCAAAGCTGCATCCGCTTCCGCGCCAATTGATTCGATAGAGTAACGATAGGTTGTACCGTCATAGGTGCTTACTACATCATCAAGCAGCTTGTCAGCCTTTCTTTCAAGTTCGTTAAGCCGGATTGTGTTCGCTTCATTCTCGCTTAAATTGGGTACACATAGATTCACTTCTGCAAAAGATTTCTTCCAATACTTTCCCGGCTGTTGTTTCTTCGTGTGGATGACAATCCTTTCGGACTTCAATTCACCCGTCAGCGTTTCACCATCAGGCACTATATCTATTCCGAAAGCCTTGCAGTCCCGATAGAGAATGTTTCCTATGTCGGTAGTTACTATCATTCCACAATCTCCCAATCTTCTGCAAATACATCACTGATAGACGGAACCCATGAATCAGCGCGTCCGGTATTCTCGTTGTAGATAAGACACTGGCTTGTATAGTCAATAAATCCCTTACCTTTCAGAATAAGGTCTTTTGCCGATTGGGGAAGCGATTGCATCTTAGGGATGATGTCGCTTTCGATATGAGCTGGCACTTGTTTGAATACCATCAAACCTTTACCGTTCCAACCACTTCTACGAACAGTCCCACCTTGTTTTAACACTTCGATAGCATCACCGAAACAGATAGGAGTTTCTTTCTTGACTTCTCGATATGATTCTTCAAACAGTTCTTTGGGTGACCAACTTTCATAGCCATATTCAGTACGAGTGTGATATCCTAGTTTATAAGACTCATTCTCTTCTATTTCACTTTTTACCAAGCCTTTACTGCAAGCTTCACCCAATGTCATAGGTTCTGCTTCAATCTGTTTTGTTCCAATGTACTTTTTCATTTTTCAAATTCTTCTTTTAATCGTTTCTCCGCAAATAAAGCAGCACTACTCAAAACATCATACCCTTTAGATTCTACGAATGATGCGTATTCCGCTTCGTTTTTCAATGTCAAACCGTCTTTATTGACATCGTAATCATTGGACGTTCTCAAAGTGAGTGTATGGTCTTGATAATCCCCATGTTCCTCTGCGTACTTCACGGCTTCATCGCCTACATCAATCATCTTCTTTTCGACCTCCCATTCTCCTTCATCGAAAAAGGAGTCGACATCTGAGAAATCGAAATCTACATCCATAATTCCGAGTAGTTAAAGTAGTTTGTACTCTTCACTGTATAAACTTCGCCTTGACCTCTTACGCTATCACCATCCATGCAACGTACTTCATCACCAGCCTTGACAGTAATTCTCTTCTCGCATACCACATGATAATTCGGACGATACACAGAGCCGTTATCAGATGAAAACTCTTTGGTAGTGTTATCATCACAACGGCATTTGCACACCTCCTGCCAGCTTTCACCACCTGTTCCGGGAATAGGTCTGCCAAACTCATCCTTATCCATTGGGGTGATAACTTTTACCTGCAATATGTGTGGAGCGAATATCATAAGAAAGTCACTTTAGGTTTGTTACCCAGTTCGTCTTTCAAACCGTACCGCTTGCACAGAAATGAATAGTAATCCTTAATGCCTTGAATGTTCCAAGACATAGAAAAACCGCTTTCGCTGATGGAAGTGGCACGAAGCAATAGAGAGGGGATGAACTTCGCAATTGCCACCGACACCCGTGTTTGGCAATCCTCGTTCATCTCCCCCCCTCCGCTTATCTTTGCGTTCAGACATATATCGAAAAGGTCAGCCTCCGACAAGTTAACGCCGAAGGTCTGAAACTTCTGTAATATATAATCGTTTACTGTCATGCGTTCATCTCACTCAAATCGAAGTTCACAATCAGGTTCGGGTTCGCAATCTGCGGAATCCATTCGGCTGTGTATTCCAGATAGCGACCATTGCCGTCCTTGTAACCTGAAATCAGCATATCGCCATCTGCCTGAGTGTAATTACGTCCCGGTACACCATCCACAGCTTCATAAGGAGTGTGGAAGCGCATATAACCGATTTTATCCTGCGGAAGCAGGGAAATACGACCATCTGCATAAATGGGGATATTCTTACCTGTTTGGTCTACCACATAATCTTCCTTGATTTCAATAGCCGGAAGTCCGATACCTGTAAAAATGGTAGAAGCCAGTTGCGAGGTGATAATCCCGGTAGACATATACATTTCATTACCTGTAAGCTGCATCTTGAACTTATCACCGAACTCGCTTGACCCGATGATGTTCTTGACGAATGTGCCACGGCTCATAATCATCTTGGGGAATGTGCCGTAAATAGATTTCAGCTCATTCAGTTTCTGCTGCAAGTAAGTGACGAAATAGTTTTTATCCTCTGTGTCCGGCTTGATAAACTTGAACGGCAAGTCGATGTTCAATAAGTCAATTCCTCCGGCATTGTCGTCCTTGTTCTTCACGCTTGCTGCTCCAGTCATCAACAGAGAGCCTACGATAATGTCCATACGCTTGTGCGGTGCCAGCAATACCTGACGGTAATCGTCATAGATGAAGTCCACGATGTCACGCATGGCTGCTTTCTGGTCTTCCGGTTTGGCGGCATTATACTTATCTATCAAGTCCTGCAAGTCAGACAAACGGTCGATTGAGATTTGATAGCGGTCACCCAAATAGGCAATCTCACCATATCCGGAACCGATATTCCTGCGTTCACGGATAGGCTTTTCGCCATAACGGGAGTTGATGGAACCAGCCATCACGCCAGTAACCTGACCGATGTAGTCTTTAAATACACGAGTAGTAGTCCTACGGAAGCCCAAATACTGCTGCCAATAAATTGTGTCCTTTCTTGTCTTGAGGACACGCTGAATCACTGCATTTACAATGTTCGGGTCATTAAACAATGTATGAATAGTTAGCATCATATATTAGTCCTCCTTTCTTTATTTTGCCATTATACCTGCGTTTTTCAACGCTGTCAATAATCCGTTAAAGTTTTCTACCGACACCGTACCAGATGCATCATTCACTTTGGCTGCCTGATTTACACCTCCAAGAGCAGAAGGCGTAGCTGCTGTTAAAGTATACTTGTTAGCTTGTGCTGCAACCCCATCCAATTTGGCTTTATCTTCCTTACTCATCAAACCGTCCTGACTAGAAGAAGCCTTAGGAATTGATACAGTGTCTTTTTCTTGTTTGACATCCTGAGCATTAAACTGGAAGTGCGGCATATTCGCCTTGTCAATATCTGCGAAAGGCATTACCAGCTTGGTCGGTTCGATTTCAAACGCACGCATCAAAAGGGAAACCAATACTATGCCATCCTCTACCTGCTTCCTTTCATACAGAGCTGAATTTGCGATAACTTTGGGCGTTGTACCATCTGCGGCTGTCGCTTCGTAAAGAACTGTTCCAGCTTCTAGATTTTCTCCAAAGTCTGCCGCTAACGTCAGCTTATCAAAAGCTTTGTCAGCCTTGTCAATAGCGTTGATTGTCGCTCCATGCGCACCGTTACCCAAGTGCATACCTTTGTAAGCCAAAGAACGTTTCTTGATTTTCAATGTGGTATTGGAGCCTGTCGTAAACTTCTCATATACTTCCACACGGATAGCCACTTGGGATGTTTTCTTCACCAAGTCAGCTGCAATCGGTGTGAATGAGGGCAAGTACGAGCCGACAACGAGGTTGGTTGTGTCCAACTTATACGGACCTCTGCGTCTGCGTCCGGTTTCTACGTCGTAGCGTTCTTCCTGCTCAACTTCCGGTTCAAGATTATACTTAAATCCTGCTGCCATAAAATCACTGTTTTTGTTGTTCTACAATTTCTTTAGTGTCGTCTGCAATCATTTTCGCAAACGCCTGAGTCTCATTCTCCAGTTCTTTTTTTGCTGTATCTGGAGGAACTACACCCTTAAAGCCGTCATTCGCAAACTCCTGCTTCAAGTCCTTGAAGTATGCGTCCAAGTCCTCATCGTCCTTAATGGCGCATCGTTTGGCGTAGTTTTCGGGAATACCATACTCCTTTGCCTTTGCCAAAATCTGCTGGCTACGTGTTGCTTGAGCCTTTTCCGTTTCAAACTGTGTTAGCTTATCAGAAAGGTTCTTGTTGGAGTCAATTAAAGCTTGCGCCCATGCAGGCACATCGTCTTTATTCTCTTCCGTTTTGGTGGTTGTGGTAGTCTCGACTGGCTTACCGTCTTTAAGGTTATGCCTCTTCTCGTAGTTGGTCACTGCTGTTTTTGAAGCATCCCCGGCACGGAAATCACCATAGGAATTAAGCACGTCCGAAAAGCTGATACCCTCAATAATAGAGTTTACCTTTGTCTCGTCCGTTACACCCTCTGCCTTTTTAGTAGCGATTCGGGTTAAGATAGCAGTGTCCACCCCAGCGAATTTCTGTTGCAGTCCTGCCAAGATTTGTTCTAAGCTTATCATACCGTATGAATTATTAAATTTGAAATTCAATTTACGGAAGTAAAAATACCACCAATGCAGATGATTAGTAAATATTTAAGCTTCCCATTCACGACAATGGATTGATTGTCGTGAATACGGTATAAAAGTAAGGAGGAAACAATTAAAGGGGAAATAATTAGGTTGTATAGCATTCACTAAGAAAAGGTTGTGAAGAAATCAATTTAAAATTCTATTTTTGCTGTAAAATAAAGTAACAGTATGGACTATATAAATAAAGGAACTTGTATTTTTTGTGGTAAAGATGTAACTCAAACGACATTTAAAGAGAAGCCACATACTATGCCAAAAAGTTTAGGTAGCATAAATATTGGTGTTGATATTTGCGATGAATGCAATCACTATTTCGGTCAACCTGACGACTTTGTGTTTCCTAAACTTTGTATAGAAGTTTGTGTTAAAGAAATATTTGGACTACCAAAAGCCTTGCTTAACAGAAAAGATAATTCAGAAAGATTAAAGTCAATATATTTCGAATATTGGAAGTCAAAAAGAAAAATAGTTCTCAAATCACATTTTAAGTTTAATGATAGATTTCTAACAACATTTGCAAGACAATTCAAGAGAGGAATATATGAAATGTTCCTTCAAGAATATCATAAAATAACAGGTAATGGATTAGACAATCGATTTAATCAAATTAGGAGATTTGCACGTTATAATATTGGAGATATTCCTTTGTATTATTTAGTCAATAATGGAGTTTACTTAATAGAAGAAAAATTTTCATCTCCTAAGTTTTCCTTTTCCGATTCACAATTTAATGATATAGAAACTTATGGATTTTATACATTAATATTGTATGGACAATGGTTCTTTTTAGAAGTTACCCCAAGAGCTGAACTATCTCGTGAAATTTATTTAAAAATGCAATGTGAAAAAATAAATGTTGGCGGATTTGTATATAGAGATTTAATTGAAATAAAAAGAATTACGGATATAGATTTTAGCTTAAGAAGCTTGTTTGGAGGTAAGTTATTTTAGGCGTGAAACCGAATGAATCACGCCTAAAATATATCACATCAAAAACTTATACTTATACACCTAACACTATATTAGCATCAATATTTAGCTTCCGGCTTATCTCACGAGCAACTTTTAAAGTAGGTTCACATTTACCGGATATATAATCACTTAGCCGTGATGGGCTGACACCAACCAACTTTGCAAGTGATTTTTGATTAAGCCCCATTTCGTACATACGAAGTTTAAGAACATCCACAAGTGTTGGTTCTCCCAATGCAAAATGTTCTTCGGAATAATCAGCAACCAAATTAGAAAGAAGCTCCAATTCTATGCTATTTGGGTCATTCAAAGGAGTATCATCTTTCACTAATGGAAGAAGTTCCTCTACTCTTTTCACCGCCCATTCATATTGGGCTTGATTTTCTATCTTTGTCATAATCCTAAATATTAGCGCAATCTATTCTATCATATTCTTTATGAGTACCAATAAAGCGAATATACACAAACTGAATAGTGAATTTAATCACTACTACCAAACGATAGTTGTTGCCTTTGATATTGAAAACATAGTGTTGATTACCTACATTATCAACGCTATTAAACGTTTTCTTAATATCGGCAAAACAGGTCCACTTGCTTCTTTTCACAATGGTAGTCCATTCTTGCAAAGCGACCTTTGAATCGGGATGGTTCTCTGCATATTCTTTTAATGCTTGTTCGGTAAATATTCTCATTGGTTACTCAATTATCATGTGGCAAAAATACATATATAATTCTATAATTCAAAATTATATTCTAATATTTATAATTTAAAAGAGCAAAAAAATAGCGGCAACTCTTTGAAGCCACCGCTAACTATTTTTCTTATACTAAAACTATAAGTCCCGTAATTTTTCTAACTAAGAGGCGTTTTTCTTTCCCTTATCTCCGATTTGCTCATTCTTTGCTGCTTGTTCCTCTTTGATTTCTGCAAGTTCCTCTTCTACATGTATTAATTTTTCCTATTATATATCTCTTTAATTTTCCCCTCTGCAAACTTATTTATATCAGAAGAAGTACATCCTGATTCGTTAAAAAAATCACTTAGGTCAAAATAAATCTCCTTATGGTTATTCCCTTTCGATATACATATTATATCAAAAGGTATTGATTTATTCCCGTCCAATGTTATATTTCTCAGCTTTTGCATGCCCCAACTATAATCAGGATAGTATTTATTTATCCATTCTCTTTCAGAATGTACTCCCAAAACATGTGTTATTGCATGGATTTTAACAATATCAAAATGTTGGCTTCGAAGCATTATTTCAAAAGTTATTGTCTCATCTTTATATTTAATTACAAATTCTTCTTTTTTGAAGGCTTCCTTTATTAAGTCATAAATCTGTTTTATTCCATCTCTTAATGAAGGAATAAACCCTATTACTACAGCTGCTACAACAATGGTAGCTATAATCCAATTATCTAAAAAGAAATTGATAATAGTGTCGTATTTTGTAGTTGTCTCCATAATCATAACCTTTCAGCTAAATCCTTAACATCTTCCGCAGACTTTACCTCATGCACGGTATCTCCTATCTTCACGAAGCCTACTATATCTCCGGTGTTTGACTTCTCAAATAGTTCAGTTACCGGAACACCCAAAGCATCGGCAATCTTTTCCAATGTACCAATAGTAGGGTTACCTCCCAACATTTTAGAAAGGCTTGCTTGAGCCACACCTATTTTAGATGCTACTTCTGCAAGAGTTACTCCTTTCTCTTTACATACTTCCTTCACTCGTAAATCCATATATAATATATTATAAGTTTGATTTCAGATACAAATATACACATTATATATTATAATCTAATTTCAATCTATAAAAATATATCATATTACATTTTATTAACAGTGATATTATTGCTAATTATATAATATAATCTATATTTGCGCATATAAAAATAGAATATATTATATAAGAGTATGAGCACAAAATTTAGAAGTCAGATGAAAGAGGTTATGCAAATGGCATGGTCGTTCGTTCGCAAGAACGGTTATTCAATGAGTGAGGCATTGAAATGCGCATGGGCTAATTTAAAACTGAAAGCGGCTTTGAAAGTGAAGATAGTAGAGTTTTACTTCAAAAAGACAGACGGTACGCTACGTCAAGCCTTTGGCACTCTCTTGGAAAACAGAGTACCCGAAACAAAAGGTACAAAGAAAACGGCTGATAATTGCCAGGTGTACTTTGACACTGAAAAAGAAGAATGGCGTTGTTTCAAGAAATGCAACCTTGTTAAAATCTCATAATAACAGTGGTAAACGAAATTAAGTATAAACACATAAATATAACGAATATGAAAACAGAAGAATTAGTAATTGACATGAATAACCTTTATGTACAGGGATTAATAAAAGTGATTAACGACTTCATGCTTGAAGAGGCAAGCGGTTGTATTTTTACAGAAGACCGTTTGAAAAGCAATATTGAGAAGCTGAAAGACGTATTTCCAGAAGAACGCAAACGGATGGTAATAGCCGGACGTGCACCAATGTTCTCGTCACCGACTTCGGGTTTGTATAAGCTGATATTTAAAAACTAACCATACACGATTACTCAAAGGCAGTCTTCGCACGACATAAAGACTGCCTTTTATTTATTAACTTTAAAGCAAAAAAGAATATGGACGAAATTTGGAAAGACATTGAAGGGTACGAAGGATTATACCAAGTATCAAATTTAGGTAGAGTAAAGGCATTACCTAAATATTGCTTTAACGGTTCGGTAGATTGGTTGATGAAAGAACATATCTTAAAACCATTAAAAATACATAGTTATACATACGTTTGTTTATATAAGAACAAAAAATATAAGCGAAAAGCCATTCATCGATTAGTAGCATTAGCTTTTATTCCCAACCCAAGTAATAAGCCGGACATTGACCACATAAACGCTATTAAAGACGATAATAGAGCTGTAAATTTGCATTGGGTTACCAAAACAGGCAATATGAATAATCCTTTAACACGAAAGAAAATTAGTGAAAGTAAAAAAGGTACGCCACAGCCCAAAGGTATAGATAATAAACGATCAAGAACAATATTACAATATACCCTTGATGGTAAATTTATTAAAGAATGGCATGGTTCAAAAGAAATTGCAAGAGCTTTTAATGGGTGCAATAGCTTTATCCTTAAATGTTGTAGAGGTATTTACCACCAAGCCTACGGATATATCTGGAAGTTTAAAGAAGGGGACTAATCAGCCCCCTTTGTCTTTTTCAGATTCTTTCATTTTTCTCTCCTCTTTAATTTCTTTCAATTCGCTTTCGATGCGGTCAGCATTTCCGGCAAACATGATACCTTCACGTGTTGACCAAATTCCACCACTGACAGCGGAAACGGCAGTAGTCACCTTATCATTCAAATCATCAATCATATATGGAACCAGTTCTGTTTCTATGTCAATGGTCTGCGATGCCTTGTTAAACTCGGTTGGATTGATAGAGCCTAAAGCGGAAACAATGAAATTTACTCTCCGCTGCAAGAACTCACCGATAACCTCACCGTGATTTTCTACCGCCATATGTGCACCCATGAACATAAAGCGGAAAGCGGTTCCTGATGCTTTGCCTACCCCCTTCAACGTCTCAAAGGATATTCTTGGAGTGTTTGACATATCATAAGCCATATTAGTGAGTGTTTCTGCTTCAAAACGTACCGTATCCGGAACTTGGTTCCACGTCAGATACTGGGCATCCGCACCTTCACCTGTAAGTTTGACCATTCTATCCTTAACCTTACCCATGAAACCCTCTACATCACCAATTAGCTTCAATAGTGGGAAGAAATGGTAGTCTATACAATCAGCATAATTGGATAATAGTTTCTCCAACCGGACCCGGAAGGTCTTTATCTTCTTGCAATAAGGTTCAGGACGATAAGCATAGAGAACCGGTAGTTTTGGGAATCCATGAGCAAAAGGCGTTCTTTCTTCATACCCTTTAGACAAATCCCATTGATAAACCATTTTGTCCGTGATAGTCATAAAGCAGGTGACCTCCGAATCATCCATGAGCTTCTTTTTATACTCACGTGAGAAAGCAATCATTTTACCTTCGTCGTTAAAGAACGGGTATAGCTTATCACCTCTGAATGGAGACCATAACACGCTTTTCAGTTTCTTGGTGGGCTTGACCTTGCCACCGAACGTAGTCTTAACTTTCTTCCAAAACTTTGCCCAAAACGAATCATCATCGGTAACATACCAATATTCTGCCGCTTCTTGTTCGGAGAGCCAGGCACGGACAATCTTCTTGTTTTGGTATTTGATTTTGTTGGATTTAAATACAGCCTTTACCGCATCCAGCAGCTTCTTTTCATCATCATCAGTCGGAATGCAATCCATAGACGGTTCTGTGCCGACCGTGAAAGCAGTTTGAATATTCACTATATCTTGTTCCAATGGAATGGAAATACGGTTCACCGGTTCAGTCTTATACTTTGCTTCGATTTCATAAGTCTTACCAGTTTTTTCATCGAAGTGTTTCTCAGCTTCTTTTTCAAGAACCTTTCTGTCCGGATATTTCTTTTTGTCAACCATGATTTCATGTCGTTCCGGATTCCAATCATCCCAAAGTTTGCAACGGTCGGGAAGTTCAGTCTTCCTACCTTTCTTCAGGTAGTTTATCTTCTGCCCGATGTCAGGCAATGCTAATATTTCTTCTAAATTCAATGGCATAGCTTATATTTTTAATGTGTGAATATTCCTGTTAAATCTTTCGGCTTCTGAATCTTACCAAGAAGCTCACCCAATACATAGTAACGTACAGCATCTATTCCGTGATTGTCATGGTCTTCCGGTTCGTTGATATAGTTCCCGTCCTTATCCTTTGCCCAAACATACTTTCTGAACTCGCTTTGCAAGTTGTACGAGCGTTTGGTTATATAAATCTCCATATCTTTCATTTTGTCAATTCCGGCATTGATAGAGCCTGCACCTTTCTCTACGGCATATATCTTGATTCCTCCGTTGTGTATCTCTTGAATCAAACGTGGGTCTGCGCTGTCAGCAATGACTTTCAATCCCCACGGGCGAAGAGTCTTGATGATGTCAGAAGAAAGCAATCCAGTACGGTAATCCACTTCATCCAAGTAAAGGGCGTTATCAACGATACCACAACGAATGGAAGCAGACGGGTCATGCGTATAACCGAAGTCTTGCCCGAAAGCAATTTTCTTTGCCCAAGCCGGGAACTCGTCAACAATTCCCCACTTCTTGAACACAGCACCTTCTGCAACGTCAGCCCACCGGCCGATAACCACATGAGCATACTTTTCAGGATTACTCACCTTCATATCTTCCACCTCTTTCAGGAACTCAGGAGAAAGGTTATCCAAGTTATCAAAATACGTAGTATGGATATGGAGCACATTCGGATGAGTGGAAATCTGAACCTGCACACCGTCAATCTCTACCAGCTTGTGAGTTTTCTCAATGTATTTCTTGTAGATGAAGTGATTGGAATCACATGGGTTCATTATAATGATAATCCGGTTCTGAATACCCTTCTTGCGAATGGAGAGCATTATCTTGTCGAACTCATCTTCGCTTGTCCACTCTTCCGCTTCATCGCAGACAAAAGTCGTAATGCCTTGAATGGATTTCAGTTTTGCTGTCTGGTTTCCGGAAGAAGTCTTGATACCCCGAAACATGATACGGCTCTTAGTCATCTTATTGACTATGTCCGTCTTTGTGGTCTTGAAATATTTCGTGGTACCGTCCAAATCTATCTTCTCCATCATTTCGGGGATGATAGACATACCGGCAGAAACCATCGTGTAACGGGTGTAAAGAATCTGATGAACTATTTTCTCTACGGGAGTCATTTCAAAAGTCAACCGCTCAATAAAGGTAGAAGCATTGAAAGACTTTCCCGAACCACGCCCACCGGTAATAAGAATTATAAATTTTTCCTTATCCTCGTATAATGGATGGTAAATTTCTTGAGGTACTATCATTTCAGCTTGTCTTTAATCCAAGAATCAATGTTAATGCCATGCTCTATGTCTGTTGGAATATCAGCGTCTTCATCTTGTTTGCGCTCAATCTTTCTCCAATCTTCATCATGGTGGTACAGCCAAACGGACATTGCTTGCAAATTAGGAGCCAACTCGCTTTCGCTTACTTGTAATTCATCTTCGCCCGTCAAATTCCCTTCTGAATCACGGAGCTTTCTTACCACGGTGCTTTTGGTTTTTATGCCACCGAGAGCCATTGCAAGGAATTTAGCCCTTACAGTGGCATTGATTGTCGCGCGCCCACGCGCTAAGACTTCGGATATTTCGGTGTACTCACTTTTCTTTTCGCAGAATGTTTGAGGCAAAATCCCTATGGCATAAGCAATTTCCTTGTCAGTGAATCCCTTTTTGGCATACGATTCCACGAGAGAAAGAAATTCCTCGCTTGTATAATCAAACTTAGGCTTTCTTCCTCCTTTACCTTTTCTATTTTGAGATTCACTATTGCTCATAATTTTAACCGTTATTGTTACCCATATAGACACGGCGAGAAATTGGCTTGTTTCCATAGACATCAACTCCTCTTTTTGAGAAATAGCTATCTATTTTCTCAGCATATCTTCCCATTATGGATTTCGTTCTATCCCTTATGTTTCTTTGTCTTGCAGAACCTAACCCGTATTGTCTTCCAGCGTTGTACATTATTCGTCTGGACTGCTGATATAACTGGCTATATGTTTTCTTTCTAACTCAGCTTTCCTCCCAATAATTAATCTATTCTTTCTACTTGTTCATCAAAAACTTCTCCCTTTATAAACTTCATATCTGGTTCATACCCGAACCTTTCGCAGAAAGCGGCTTTAGCTTCATAGGTATCGAAGGACAACATCACATAGGCATCCATGTTCTCAGCTTGCTTCTGTGCGTTTTCTTTCACCTGATGCTTGACCTCTTTCATGTGGGCTACCTTTTCAGCACGTTCCAACTGTTTGGCGGCTTTATCGGCTTCTTTTTGTTCTGTTACAGGCGACATCATGCTTTCCAGTTCGTCAGCAATGGAGCTTTCTTCTTCGGTCTGCAAAAGAAAATCAACCCCAATCATATTCAAGTCGGCATCCGTCAATCCTGCATCTTTCCAGTCAATATCAGGAACAATACGGGCAAGAGCGTCAAAATCCCAAGAACCTTGTGCATTAGGGTTGTTCATTAGAATATTCAACTCCTTTTCCTGCTGTTCGTCCACGTCAATGACATCGACACGAATGCGATAGTCGTTATCGGGAAACTTTTGTAATTCGTCCATGACAGACAAACGCTGGTGCCCACTGACGACTGTAAGCCCCGTACGCTTATTCACAACTATTCCACCTACCAATCCGAATTTCTTGATACCACGCTTTAATGCTTTGCGTGATTCATCGGAAAGTTTTCTCGGATTGTAGTCTGCAAAACGAATGGCAGAACGGTTAAGTTCTACCGATTCACTCTTGATATATTTACTTAGTTCCATACATATTACTTTTGTTGATTATGATACTCCCAAAGTACTCTTTCAGCCATCGGGAAAGTTTTGTAAATTCTCTGTAAGTCCTGTGGATAGTTCTTCTCCATCCAAAGCATACAATCAAAATTGAAGCCTACTCCCGAACTGGCTTTCAATGAATACCGAACTGGTTCGGGTAAATTATGCTGCCTCATATAAGCAAGAATATCCTTTTGTGTCCAATCAGCTAAAGGATAAACCATACCGTTATTCTCGTAGCCGTTTACCTCATACCCTTTCAACATAAGTCTACGATTCATACCGTCAGCTTTTTTCATGCCCAAGAATGTATAATAAACTCCATGAGTAAGTTGCATAGCCTTTACCACATCTGCCAACTTCAACAGCTTTACTTTCTGATTTGGCACACAATACATACCGCCACGGAGAATATAAGTGAGATTCCAATGTGGTACTTGAACAAACTCTATTTTCGGATATTTGGCTTTAGTCCAGTTTATCCAACGGTTAATATGTTCCAAATTCTTAACGAAATACATGAACACGCAAACAATCCGGTCAAACTTCGGATAGACTAAATCAAGCAGAACAAGCGAATCTTTACCAAGTGATAAAAACAGTAAAGCCTCATTCGATTTTACCCGAATGAGGTCTATATATTGACTCGCTTGTTCTACTTTGTTCATAGCTAGCCACCACTTAAACCAAATGAAGTACGAAGATCACTGTAACGCTGTCTGCGTGATCCTAACTGTGTGGCACTTGCTGTACCTCTACGATTGGCAACCAATCTACCACCTGCCCCTGCACCATTCATATTTCTGCGAGGCCCGGCTACTCTGTTAATTCTTCTTGCGACTCTGCTTTCTAATTTTAAAAGTTAAACAAATCAATCTATATGTTTTTCTAATATCTTGCCCAAAGTATAATTCATTTGTGCAGCAAGATATTCTTCGCCTTGATGTTCGTAAACAATATCATTACCGTTTTCATCTGTGAGAATAACAGCTTCTGCTGCTTTCACTTCAACGATAATATAAGGACGTTTACCTGTATATGCACCTGTCAGAAGCTTGATTGCATCGTACTTGATAGGCTTCAATTCTACCTCACCTTCTTCAGGCAGTTCTGCATCAGCCGGATATTCTTTACCGCCACATAGGTAAGTGATATACTTCTTAGCGTTAGTTGGTCTGATTTCACGGTATTCGTGGGTTTTCTTGCCTGCCAAGATTTCATCGAAATACTTCTGTTTGATGCTTAATGTAAGAATGTTCATAATCGTGTCAAATTTAAATTAATACTCAATAGTTGCGGGGGGCTGAATCGAACAACCGACCTTCACCAAGTCAAAGTGAAAAGCTACCACTGCTACACCCCGCGATAGTACCCCAAAGGTACTACCACAACCAAAGATAACGAAATATCTTCAATCGTTATACACGACAATCGGCTTATTGTCGTGAACTAAGCCATTTATCCCGTCTTTCTCTACACGCCTCTAAGGTAGGCGCACAACAAGAAAAAAGTTCACCGCTTTCAGTACGGTAGTCGTACTGGTACATTCTCACTCTTTTTACCTCTCAACCTGGTGTTGTAGGTAGTGTAATTCTCTTTGCCGGGCTGGCATACGCTGCAACCGTTTACATTTATTGAGTTCATAATTCAAGTAATTGTTTCGTTTTATCCACGTCTACAAAACTCGTCCACCCTGCTTTATGCAGCTTTATAGCTGCCTCTCTGATTGTGATTTTGCCACTCTTGACACTTTCTTTCAAAGATTCTAATACATTCTTCATTCTTAATTCATTTTTACGTTCAATCTTTCTTCACTCGTATAAGCCACTACAAACCCTGTTTCATCATGCTGTATGGTGATGTACTTTTCACCCCTCTCTATAGTAGAGAAGTCATAAGGGGTTACCATCTTACCCAATACCTTGCCCAGTTGCTTCATCAGTGGGGCTTCAGGGCTGATAACTAAAACTAAATCTGCTTTCATAATCGTGTATATTGTGGTAGCCATAAGGCTACCGGATTAGAACTCAACCAATATCAATCTTTCTAAAGAACCTGATGCTTTCACCCACATATGATTATGTCCGAAACCATAATCGAAAAACAGTTTAAAATAAGGGTGTCTTACTATTAAAGAGCTCATACAGCCTCTTAACTCGTCTTCTGACATACAAGAAGTTATTTCATTGATAATTTGAACGAAAAGGTGTAAAACTTCTGGTTCATTATTCAATAACGGTTTTTCTATAACTGCTTTTAAAAATATATTTTCTTTCATATTCTTCTATATTGCGCAGGGCTTTCGCCCTGCCGATTAAACTTATGCTAATTCTATCGCTCTTGCAGGCACACAAATCATAGTCCATGTTTTACCCTCTTTCAGATAATCTACTGAATAGTCAGCTTCAAAAGTGCAAACATTCATATCAACACCTGAAATAGTACCTTCTACCTTACCATTTTTAGTAGTTACGACTACTGATTGACCTTTCTTAAATTCTGTTGCTTTCATATCTTATATGTTTTAATTGTTATTACTTCGTTTCTGATGATGCAAAGATAAAGTAAACTTTATTAAACACAACAAGTTTGATAAAGTTTTATTTATTACTTAACATTATTTAATAAAGTAAACTTTATCCTAATTAGGTTATTTGATAAAGTTTGCGTTACTTTGCGGAGTAATTGAAATAAAGTATAGTTTATGGATTTGAGAATAAAAGAAATAATGAGCGAGCGAAACGTCACTTCCGCTTGGCTTGCGGAAAAGGTTGGCATTTCAAAGGTTGCAGTTAGCAATATCGTGACTGGAAAATCATCCCCCTCATTGGATAATCTTCTAAAAATAGCTGATGCTCTCAATGTGTCTATTACAACACTGATAGGGGAAGATAAGGAAGAGGAAGAAAACGTTATCGTCTGCCCCCATTGCGGAGGTAAAATCCATTTTGACGGAGAACCACGTATACCGGACCATGAAAATATACAAGGAAAAGAATACTATAAATAAAGATAGAATTATGGATTTAGGACAATTATTTAAAGTCGATTATTGGTGGAAATTAGTACTTTTATGTGGCATCCTTCTTTCCGCAGCAGCAATGATATTTGATATACAATTTATTGAAAGAAGATATGTTTTAGGACTTGGATTAGGAATGACGTTTATTGGCATTGGGTATTGGAAAGCAAAATATGTAGCCCACGAATTTGTACCTGGTGGAATGTTTAAGTATGATGTATTTAAACATGACTGGGTAACAAAAAGTATTATAGGGGTAGGAATTATAATATCTCTCTACTTTTTTATTAGAATATTAATTCTGTTAGTTGTATAAAATTGAGCCGGAGCACTGAACTCCGGCCTGTTGATTTACTTTTTACGATTAATTTCATCACTCAATTTACCTTTGAGCATTTGAAGATATTCATAATCTCTTAATCCCTCCTGCCTTATATTTCTGCTAATGATTGCAGCTGTTTCAAAAGGTACTCCTTTTTCTGTGGCATTTTTCACTATTCTTCGTTCTTCTTTTTCATAATAGTCTTTATCATCAGACATAAAACCTCCTTTTTTAAAGTTAATACTAATATATCAACCTTTATGTATGCTTAAAAACGGAGTTATACACATAACACAAAGAATTTTGTGCAGAAAAGCATCGCAAATATAGGAATAATTATAATTCGATGGCTCAAAATTGAGTTAAAAAAACAAAGCGGTAAGTAATTCTTATCGCTTTGTTAATTGATTAGCCCTTTAATTCTTAACCGATTTACGATTTCGGTGTAAAGATACTCTATATCTCCACTGAAATCCCCATAGTTCTGATACAGAAATACGACATCAGCACAATTGTCGGAAATTGTACTCTTGGACTGAATCCCCAATACTCTTGACATCTCCTCACGTAGCCCTGCTGTCATTTTCCCACCGGCAAGCGAACTTGGAGAAAACAGGTACAGGATAATGAAAATGAACTTCTTCCGCTGGGTAACACTGTCAATATTCGGTGGACATCCTCTCTCATTCAGCAACTCAACGAATATTTTGTAGATTTCATGGATAAGGCTTTTGTCTTTCAAAATTGGGGTGGTCAAGGCGTTTTCTTCCTCTGAAAGTTCTGATTTCTCAATTCTAATCTTTTTAAGGCGAATTATTTTGTTAAAATCCAGTTCCATAACACGATTATTTTAAAAGTAAATAGTATATTTGCATCATAATCGTGTAAGGAAGAGCTGATTCATGGTCGTGCGTGGGTTGGCTCTTTTTCATTCTTCCCCATTCGTGCTGACGAATGGTTTCTTTTCCAAATCATAGCAGGTGATATATACCCGTTTCCCATTAACATCACATAGAGCAAGGGCATATCCTTTCTCCAGTATTTTAACCGGCTGATTGTCGCAATAGACAGTACTTCCAACCGGAACTCTTATAAAATGACGTACTATCATTTGATTATCTTTAGCTTGTTATACCAGCGTGAAGAAAAAGGGAACCACCCGATTAGGAATGATTCCCCGAAAATGGTTACTTTGTATAGTTTGCTCATGGATTTTTCTTTTTAAGTATTTCAACACATTCCTTTATCCCATCATCGAAACCATGCTTATAGCCTTTAGTATATTCCCCTATAGTATATACCGCCATTGACAACACAAACAGGATGATACCTACAGGCTTATACCAACCGGGAAGTGATATAGAAAACGGCTTAAATGTAATTGTGAGATCTCCGACCCATAATAGGGCGATAATAAATATAATTGTAAATAATATTGTTTTCATAATCATATAAGTTTTAATGCTTCCTGTAATCCTGCTTCAAGTGCTTCCTCGTAGGTATTATAACGGATAATAGGTCTGTCAGACAATCCTATCAAGTCATGTCTCGGAATTGTCAGTATATCATACGTCCAATAGTTTTCATACATATAGGATATTTCGATATGCAGGTTCTTAGTTTTACGAAGCCACTTTTGTGCAACGGATTGAGTAGGATGGGAACATACTTTTATTGGTAACTCGCTATTTGTTCTATTAGTACCATATTGTCTACCATCTTCAATATTCATAGCAATCATACATGGTTCATTAAACCCTTTCTCTTTCAGCAACTTCGCTGTTTCTAATGTTACAAGTTCTTCGGTCATAGTGTTCCTCCTTTGTTTTAAAGTGTTCAATCAGTTCGTCTACGGTAGCCTTGTGATAATTGTCAATCTCAAAATCATTAGGCATCCCATAGAAATCCATTCCAGACAAACCTCCATCAGAGCCATCCCGGTATATACCCCAATCGCCCTTACCATTAGTGAATAATTGATTGTTGTCTGTATCATCCTTTAATGCAGCTATAGCCAGGAAAAGTTCCTCATTCGTTCCGCAATCAACACTATCGGTTTCGTCAGGATGTGGAATGTTGTTAAAAAACTCAATATTATATAGTCCACATTCAGGCGAGGTGAAAATACATAAATCTTCGTTAAGTTCCGCCCCAAACAATCTATATCCTAACTCATCTAATTTTTTTCTAAGTTTATAGGTACTCTTGCGTATAAAGCACGGTGTTGTAAATCCCATAGTTATTCCTCCTTATCTATCTTAATATCCGTTACTTTTCCACGATTAATAAAACGTTCATCAGAGTTATAATATCCAGCAATTACTGTACACAAGGAACGATCTGTTCTACATTGTTCTTGTAGACTACAATTGTCACATGGTGCACTATTCCGCATTGATACTAATTCATGCAGTACTCCGTCAATTATTATTCCGTTATTTACTTCCATAATTAATCTCCTTTCCACCTACCCTAGCAGCATATACATTGCTACTAGGCATAGGTAATAAATTGTTGTTTTACTCATTTCTAATTTATTTTTGAATTAAAAGGCACGCCTCCGAAGAAATCCAAACTGTCACATTTAAAACTTTATCATAGAAAATGGAGAACGTACCCAGATTATTACTATTTTTGCTTCGCCACATTTAAAACTTATTATTATGAAAATTAGCGAAATCATTAGTGCTATGTCTACTGCTATTATTCCGATAGTAGCAAAAGGCACACCAGAAAGCATGATTTTTGCAGCTGGGGTGCAACCATTATTATCGACAGCTATTGATTCTATTCTTCTTGACATATTCCAAAAAGGTGTCACAAAGAAAGAAACAATAAGGTTAGGTATATCTTACATGTCAGCTGTAAATCAAGTTAATGAAAATATGAAGAATAACATTCCATTTAGGCAAGATGATATGTTTGTCTCTTCTAATATGAATTATTCAGATGCTAGCGATGTGATAGAAGCTACCATAAATAGTATCATGCTTGATTCGGAACATAAAAAATCTGAATTTTATGGTTATTTTATTGCTAATTTAGGATTCTCTCCAGAAGTAGATTACACAAATGCTCTTTATATGCAAAATATTATTAAGCAACTATCTTTCAATCAACTATGTATTATTAGGTACTTTCAAAGTTGCGCTATTTTAGATTTGTCTAACTGTACCAAATACATTGAGAATTCAGGAGATATAAAATCAATGGAAATATATTTTGGAATTAAAGAGCTCATTCGTCTTAATCTACTCAAAAGGCATCCTCCTTATACCCTAGGAGTTGACATGCAGAACCATTCATTAAATGTTAACGGACAATTAATTTGTAAGATGTTGAGTTTGCATAAAATTGATATTGATAGCATAAACGCAGTTGATAATATTTTCAAAAAAATGGGTGTAAAAAAACTTTAGATTATATCCAAATATTCTAGGATACTATTTTCTGTACAGGAGAATACAGTCCCATCCGGTGGACTAACAATATATTCTTCTGGATAAACTTTATCTTCATTTCAGTTCCGTTATACGTTAATTGGTAGTTTCATAAAACACATCCATATTGTTTTGCTCTGCCTTCCGGTGGTATGCCCAAATAGAGGTTTAAACGGGATGGCAGACAAAACTTCCGAGGATTTAATCTCACTTTCATTCCATTTGAATACAAGAGTGCCGTAAGGCTTCAAGACGCGCATACACTCAGTAAATCCATCGTGTATGAGTGACTGCCAGTCTTTCGGCAGTTTTCCGTACTTTTTAGCCATCCATGAGGTTGCACCAAGTGTTTTCAGGTGCGGTGGGTCGAACACCACCATGTAGAAAGAATTGTCTTCAAATGGAAGGTTGGTGAAATCAGCTATTACATCCGGCTTTATTTCTATGATTCTTGTCTTACCCCTGTCCTTGGCCGTAAGTGTTTCCGAACGTTTGTCAACAAATAAGGCAAGAGGATTATATTTGTCAAACCAAAACATTCTACTGCCACAACAGGCATCTAATATAAGTTTTCCATTTTCCATTAAGCTATTTCTTTTGATTTCTTCAATCTCAACTTTCTCAATACTTTGCAAAGTGCTTCAGTATTTTTTCTCGCTTGTGTAACCTCCACCGCATTCCCGATAAATTTCTTTTGGTCAGCTTGTGTGCCTATTAAAACATAATCTTCAGGGAATCCCATAATCTTTTTGAGTTCCGGAATGCGAAGCATCCGCATTTTAATATCCACTATGCCATACAGTGCCATGAACTCCTTTATCTTCACGGTCATAGGACTATCATTGTCGTAGATTTCAATCGCTACCTGACCGCTTTCTGTTGCTACCAGATAGGGCGGCATCTTATCCATGCGGGCTATTAATGTGAAGCAGGGGCTATCAACAGAGCCGCCAGCACTGTTGAACTGTGGATTCATCAGATAGTGCCATTTCCTGTTTGCGGTAATGGTCTGGGAGGGTTCCTCTATACTGCTACCTACATTTGAGAATGCAGTATTCATTATCCACGGCTGGCATGTTACCAAGTTTTGTTTCGGTGTTGTGGTAACAGCGGGGCATGGCGAGTTTATATCAGACACCTGACCACCTCCAGAATATTGATTCATAAAAAATGGAGATACAAGGGAAAGTCTGTCTTTAGTCAGAAGTGTAGGACAAGGCTGATTAATATCCTTTCCTGTATCCTTAAAGTTATAAGAACACATAAATCGGCTTTCAATTAAAGCCATCCTGTCCTTCGTTGTGACCGTTGGAGCTGGAAGGTCTACCGAATGATTATGTCCATTTCCATAATAAGCAGAAACAAAAACATGGTGGTCTTTGCAGGTGATTGCACCTGCCGGTTCTTCTACAGACACATTCTTGCTTTCGGGATGTCCGCTGAACTGTTTGGAGAGGAAACTTACCTGTACCTTTGCAAAGCGGTTTTCAGTAGTCAACACTCCGCATGGTTCATCAACTGATTTGCATGTGTCTTGAGGGCGAACCGTATTGTAACGGGAAAGGAAAGCATCCTTTCCTCCGGCTACAAACTTGATAAGTCCAGCATAGATACGTTCAAGCGTTTTCTCTGCAAGAGGCTTTTCCCTGAAGATGGTAGTTCCTTCATCAGAGAAATCAAGCACATCTTTTACCGGCTTCCACTTCTCCAGCCGCGAGAACATATCTTGCCTACCACCTTTACAATGGGTCGGTTCTGGGAATACTATCGGCAAGTTCTTTTTAGCAAAGATGCCGAAGAAGCGTTTTCTTGTGGTGTAGGCACCGAAGTCGGCAGCATTTAAGATGCGGTGCTCAAAGTTGTAACCGTACTTCTTGACATTGCGCACCCACTTTTGATAAAGCCGGCCTTTGTCCATGCTGATAGGTTTCCCATTCTCATCCATATCTCCCCATGACATAAACTCTTCTACATTTTCAATCTGAATGTAGTCAGGGTCTATAACATCAATATAACGGAAGAGATGTTCTGCCAACGTTCGGCTGTCGGCATCTCTCGGCTGACCGCCTTTGGCTTTCGAGAAGTTAGTACACTCCAAAGAGGCATGAAGCATTATCATGGCATCAGGGTATAGCTGACGGATACGTTCTACAATAGTGCTTATCGGGGAAAGTTCCAGTGTACGGATATCCTCAATAAAGTGAAGTGCATCAGGGATATTGGCATCATGTGAAAGAATGGCATTCTTGTCATGGTTCACACAACAAACAACTTTTGCACATTTATTTCCATCCAATCGTGCTGCTTCCACACCTTCGGATAAGCCACCAGCGCCACAAAAGAGATCAATAACAAATAGTTCTATATCGGACAGACCTTCAATGGATTTTAAGATGTCTTTCTGCGATTTCATAACTTCTCCTTTTTAAACAGGTGGCTGAACGCATTATCCAAATCCAAGTCTAGATTCAGTTTGGACGGGAAAGATTTAATGTATTCGTACATCTTATAAGCGAGGTTGTCATCATCACCGCATCTGTCAATCAGTGTGAGCAACATGGCGTTCACCATGTCAGAATCATTGCCGAAGTTTTCCTGAGTGGATTCGCTGCAATGATTCACATCACTTTTCAATCTCTTTATCGCGGCTATGGCTGTGTTGAAGTTTCTTTTTGAATCGTGTCTGAGTTCAAAGCCTTCTTTCTTGTATTGCTGCTGCATTTCTAGAAGGTTGGTTTCTAAAACGTCCGTGAGGACAAATACGATGTTGGTTATCGTATTCAGTTTGTCTGTTCCTTGCATAATCGTGTATTCTTATTTCTAATTCGAATGAATCCCCTTCGTTCTGTTTCTTCTAACAGTGGAAAGTCTTCATTCTTGATTTCACATTCTGTTTCGTAGTTCACGGAAGTATAACTTGGGATATTGAACTTTTTCCGGATTCTTACGATAACATCCGGATTTCTTGTTACCCAGTAAACGGTTATTCTCATGGTGATATCAGCATTTTTCTAGCTTCCTCATCTCCTGCATCAGCACGGTGCTTGATTTCAATGTACTCAGCATAAGAGATTCTGTTATCTCCACGCTCCTCTATCTCTTTTTCACGTTGGTTTCTGTATCGTTCACGCTCTTTCCGTTCAATATCTTTCCGACGTTCAGAAACGTAGTCCAGCATCGCACTTGTTATTTTCAATGGATCTATTGAACCGTAGAACCGCCCATACTTCCCTGACTTAAACCGTGCTATGAAAAAACAGATTTCAGCGGCATTTATATAATAATACTCCGAAAGGAATATCTCCGATAGTTCAGAAAGTTGCTCTTTCGCTATCTTGGTTGAAACTTCTGCAAAGTCATTCAATGAACCAAATTGTATCTTTAGCCATTCTATCGGTGTTTCATCCCCATAAGTAGAAGACAATAGCCCTAAACTCGGAATGCTGTCATTCAACGCCAGTTCTGAATGGGTTGCATTACATCTGACAAGTTTGAACTGCAAATCAGGGTTGTAATCAAGAATGAATTGTGCAGGATCGGGATATTTATTCAATAACGCCCTCTGCTTCAAGTTCCTTTCTCTTTTTTGCGGCAGCTTCTCTAACGGTTGTAGCGACTGCAAGAACTGAATCACGTTTTCGCTGCTCGCTATCCTGTTGATTTTTACTAAGTCTTGTCCCATTATAGTTTCCTTCCAATATTTTAGTAAAGTTTGCTTGTTTGAAAATCCAATCAAAGTCGCATTTCCAATTGCGGTCATTAGCTCCAAGTAAGAACGGGGATTGAAGAATGAGATTGAAAACACTCCTCACTGACTCTTTCCCATATTGGGCTATCCGGGCTTTTACAGCCTTTTTTCTCACATCAGTCATTGATCTTATCTGCTGGAGTCTGTCTTTGAATGTGGTATTATAGTATTCCATCAATCCGCTGTAATCAATCTTTTCAGAGGGGGATGGCGAAGAAAGCTTGGCTTTCTTTGATACTCCGTCAGGAGTATTTTCTTTCTTTTGATGTAGAGATATATCTATATACTCTCTTTCTTCTTTCTTTGTATTTGTGCCCTCTGTGTGCCCTGATTTTTGTAAAAGTTCGGATTGCGGTAGATTGTTGTTCATGGGCTGTGCCCCAAGTTGTGCCCTTAGTTGTGCCCATTCGTGTCTTAATTCATTGATTTCCTTTTCAATACCTGTGTCCTTACTTGTGCCCTTGGTTGTGCCCATTGGATTATATTCTTCATATTTACATAAGGTTATAAGGTTCATTCCTTGATTGCACTCAACAGTTATCATACCTTTCTTTCTAAGATGCACAAGAAAGGAACGCACCTTCTTTTCAGACCATTTCCAACGCTGTGACAGAAATCTTATGGATGCAGGATATTGACCTCTTGAATAAGAGATTTCTCGACCTCCGATACTCTCCTTTCGGGGCGTTACCTCAAATCGTGCAGACTGAATTAAGTCTAACCACGCTTCGCAACTGCTAAAAGTACGGGCTTCATTCCACATTTCATTCGAGAAAAACCTGCGGCTTAGCCTCAAAAATCCTTCTTCCATAGTTTTAGAATCTTACGTTAGTCAACTGCCTGTTATTAGAGTACACTGCCCATTTACCATTTCCACTATCAACAAGGCGAAGATCCTTCACTTCTCCAAATCGTTTTTTGTTTCCACAAAGGTCAACGATCCATCCGGCCTCTTTACTCGGGTGCGGACGGATAGCACGACCGACTATTTGATACCACAGTGCCAAAGACATCGTAGGACGTGCCATGACAATCGTATCCAGTTCTGGGTAATCAAATCCGGTAGTAAGTACGCCGACATTGGCCACGACCGGAATTTCTCCGGCCTTGAATGCCTCAAGAATACTCTCTCGCTCTTTCTTTGGGGTTTCTCCTGAAACGATGGCCGCTCCGGGAATAGACCAGGTAAGGCGTTCAGCTTCTTTCAAAAACCTCGTGAAGACCAATATACCTTTTCGTTTTATCCCGCTTTTAGGGTTCATTAGTCTTTGCACAATGCTGACCAGAAACCCGTAAAAATCGATACGCTCATACTCCTTTACGACAGACTTGTCTGTGTAGTCGGCTCCGGTCGTGTTCACCTTCAGATTAAGTTCATTCCATCCTAAAGGGTTCATTTCATAATAATTCAGTTTTGACAGATAACCCATATCCAAAAGGGTGGAAATTTGAACCTGATAAATGACCTCAGAGAATACACAAGGCCGGGTCCGGGTGATAAACTTCAACATACTGCCAAAATCCCTGCTTGATGAAAGACGGTAAGGTGTAGCCGTCAATCCAAGCACCTTGCACTTCAGCATAGAAAGAAATGATTTATACATTCCTTCTTTCGGGTTAACCAGATGGCATTCATCTATAATTATATTCTTGAAATGCTGAAAAAGCTCAGGATGATTGACAACACTACCAATCGTAGCGAATGTTATTCTTGAAATCTCTTTCCGCCCAAATGATGCGGAATATATGGAACAGTCCAGAATACCATACGAACAGAGCTTCAGATAGTTCTGTTCGAGTATTTCCTTGCTAGGTTGAAATACCAGCGTATGCCCTTCAAGGCGGCTAGCAATATCGGCTATTACCAGACTCTTCCCTGCCCCAGTCGGCAGCACCATGATGGCATTGTTCTTCTTGGCTTTGTTGGCAAAGAAATTTACCGCTGCATCACTAGTCTTTTGTTGATAATCACGTAGCTTGTACATATTTCTCGTTGTCTTTTACGATAATCGGTTCGTCCTCACTCAAACGGTTTAAAAAAGAAAGCACAATGTATGCTTGTTCCTTATTCATCCCAACGGGAGAAAATGATCCATCCTCGTTTTTTACCATCATTACGAATGTTCCGGGCTTTAATTCATTCATAGTCCTTTCTCCTTACCCAACTTATCTCCCAAAGCCTTATAATACTTTGTGAGTTCCATTAACTCTAAATCACTCCATTTCTTTGTTTGTCCGGCCTTCCATGCCAGCTTATCGAAACGTTGCTGACCGATTTTGACCTTCAAGTTCTTTTCATATTGTATCAGATGGTCAGCACTGAATCGGTTGCACGCCCGGCATTCTGCGTGGGCGTTGTCCTCGTCAAAGCGTGTGGCCATGTGGCGGCGCGAATGGAAGTGTCCGCAATCGGCCTGTGCGTATGGCTTTATCTGGCCGCATGAGATACAACGGAAATACCCGTTTGGCATACAATCACGAAGCCGGATATAGCGGCTGAAAACTTTGTCGAGTTTGGCCACTAAATCCGGCTTCTTCTTAATCTTGATACCTGCCTTGTCAAATAACGGCAAAGGCTTTTCTTTCTTCTTTTTTGGTTTCTTGATATAATACGGCATTATTTGAATCCCCATTCTTTTATGTAATCAATATTCTTTGGAAATCCATCTACTTGTTGAGGACTTAAAAATATCTTTTCACTTTTTAATGGAGTGCCTCCCCATACAGTAGCAGGACATTCTTCATATTCTTCTTTAGAAACTTCACTTACATTAAAATTGGGTTGGAAACCATATCCCATTACGCTTTCCCCTAAGTAAGTACCAAACTTCTTCAAAGCCCATTGAAATGCGATTTCCTTACTGAACAATCCATTTTTAGAAAGGACTGCTGCATATATTTTATGCATATAGTTTCCTGTTTCAGTTAAATCAGGGTGGCAACGGATGCAGAAATAGGAAATATTTCGCAAAATCTCTTTCACATACTTTTCATGCTTCTTGCATTCTTCTTCTGTAAGAAACTCTTTTCCATCATTAGCGATGTAAACGATTTTAGTTACTTTTTTTGTTTCCATATTCTTCTATTATTGGTTTACATAGTTCAACAACTCGCTTACAGTCTTCCACATCAAACATACCTATGTGACAAACTTCACGTGGTACCCCTAATTGAATGGATAGCCACAAATAAGCCTTATTCCTATTCGATGTATTTGGGATATGCTTCTTCCAAATCTTGTTTATAAGATTGGTCTTGGCGATCTGGTCAAAATAGAAATGGGCTTCTTTCTTGGCTTCCCTCAGTTCTGCATTTGCCAAACGCCCTAATGCTTGGTCTGTCCCTTTATGTACACCTACATAAGCCCTACAATCCCGACAGAGATAAATCATGCCGTATGAACGCCCGTAGATTACAGAACTATCTACAAATTCAGTTGGTTTGCCACAATAAGGACAAATCTTACCAGTAAGTAATTCATCCATTATCTCAAAGCATTTATAACGTCTCCAATATCTTCGCAATCAGTAATATCTTTAAAAGAGATATAGCAATTATCACAACCATAGCCATCACCTGAAGGACTATTATCTACAATGGTGTTTATTTCTTCAAGATTATCCTCTTTGATTGCTTTTACAACAGTATTTAATCGTTTAATAACAGCATTCTTCAATGCCTCCTTGTAGCGTTTTTTAATTATCCTACTTACTTCTTCATCTTTCATTCCAGACTCTTTCAAACAGCAGAATAATTCATTTCTAAAATCCTTATCAAAAATCTTTTCCATATAATTATATTTTAGTTTGTGGTACCGGCAGGGCTCGAACCTGCATGATAGGTGTTTTGATTGAAAATCCATATCCTCCCATTTACGAACCTATCTCGAAAGTCTACATAGCGTCTACCAATTCCGCCACGATACCATTGAGTCCGCAGTTCCGACACGGTGCCATTGGCGTAACCCCGGCTAGGCTTGCGGACAATACTATGAAAAACACACTCAGAGCACTATGTATGTGCGTGGGCGCAACGGGAATCGAACCCGCATAAACCTTTGCGCCCTATAAGACCATTCAAGGTAGGCTCATTCAAAATTAAAATCGTCAAATTCGTATTCATCCGGTTCTTCCGGATAATCGTTCCCCCAGTCCATAATCAATCAGACTGTGGTGGGACGTACCAGTCGGGTATGTATTCCATAATCAATCAGATTTCGATGATTACGATGTCAGGTGCAACACCTTTGATTGCTTCAATCTGTTCGTCAATCACCTTGTTTTTGTATTCTTCAATGGCCTCGTTGGCCCCGGCGGACACGAGAGAAAGGGAAACGTCTCGGCCATCTACATCTGCATAGATTTCAACCTCGATTTCTTCACAGGCAAATCCTTTGAACAGGGGGATATTCAGTTTGAAAGATTTCGGAAGATTAGAATCAACAACCTGAGAATAATTGTCCGTCTTGCTTCCGTTTTCTTCCTTGCTGCGTTCGATGTCCTGATTAACTTTTGCCTTGAAGTTCTTCAAAGTAGAAACCAGCATCATATTTTCAGATTTATCCTTGAAGAAAGCACGGTGCATCTTGAAGAATTGGGATAATTTAATAGGTTCCCATTTCTTGTCGGTGTTGATACCGAACTCCAGCATTTCCTTGGAAGCTTGTAATACTCCACTAATTTCAGTCTGATAGTAGTTGGTTTCATCAATAGTCAGAGCCAGTCCCATCTTGTCACGGTTTACGATGATATTGGCCGATTTCTGATTGATCAGTTCGACACGCTTCTCCAGCCATCTGTAAGGTGCATCAATAGTTCCACTGATAATCACTCTTTCCGGTTCTTTCGGGTCAAGTGCTACGGGTGCTTTACCTTCACGTAATACTACTTCGATTGGCGTACCGTTATAATCCTTCGGTACTACCAGGTTGATTTTGTTTTCACTCATGATTCTGTTCCTGTTTTACGGTTAATACTGAATACTGTCTTTTGCATCTCCTGTGGCATAATGGGACGGCTATAAACCAGTTCGCCCAGCTTGTTGTAGAATCCTGCCATCTTTTCCTCGTGATAGAGGATTTTGGCACATTCTTCATTTTCTACAAACTCAGAACCTCTCTTAATGTGGTCCAAAAGTTCCTGCTTTTCTTCGTTCAAAGGTTTCAGACGTTCTTTGAACTCGTCCATAGCCTCTTTCTTTTCTATCTCAATATCATTGATGGTGATTGATACTTCAGCTAATGTTTCTTTCTTTTGCGCCAATTCTTCGGGTGTGAATCGGTGAGTATAACCGATTTTCTCCACTGCATCGGCATTGTCCTGAAGAAACTGCCATCGTTCCTGTTCAGGAATGTCTTGTCCTAAAAATTTGTCCATATTATCTATAACTTATTTTGCCAAACTCATTGTAAACCTTTCTTGCAGTACCCATAGTATTATAAACTGGAATATAGCTTCTTTGAGAGGCTTTCTCTATTTGGTGAATACCGCTGGATTTAGGGTTGATTGATTTTTCAGGATGAAAGAATCTTGCTACATCTTGGGGAAATTTTCTTTTCTTCATAATCTCAATTTTTAAATAAATTCATTATTACGTTCAATTTCTTGTTGTGCGTAGATAAGCATCTGTTGTTCGTTAGCGGCAGGCAAATAGATACCTGCCACAGATGCGCTCCAGTTTCGGAAACGGTCAATACTCAAGGTCATTTCACCTGTTGTCAGCTCGGCAGAACTTCTTAAGTAAGTTACTTCCTTACCTTTCTTGTTGACCGTCTTTCTCTCAAACAAATCACGGTTGCAAGTCCTCTTATAAAAATCAATTTTTGCTTCGTCGAGACTGCAACCGTACTCACTACCGAAATACCCTAAAAGAAGATGCAAGTAGCTGTTTTGGGCAAGCGTGCGGTTAGGTAGTTTCTTTTTCACTTCCACCACCGCACGTTCACTAAACAGCTTGTTTACATACTCCTTGAACTTGGGTATTTGAAATTCATTCTTCAAGTCGAACAACATACGCTAAAAAGGCAAATCGTCCTTTACATTGCCATTAACATCAACCGGAGGCGGGAAATTCTGTGGCTGTTGCTGATAGGTCGACTGTGGCGCTGGCTGTTGTACCGATGTTGTTTGTTGGGATTGCGATACACCACCACGCGCATCTATTTTGTAGCACCGGATAGATGCCATACGTTTGAGTTCTCCGTCCTGATTCGTCCAAGAACGACCTTGTATCATAAATGATACAGTGACAACATCACCATGATTAAAGCGGTCAAGTTCTGCACACTTATCGCCTGAAAACTCTAAGGGAATAACATTCTCATACTCGCTACGCTCTCCCGTATAAGGGTCGTAAGTAGTAGCATCTAAAATAAACTCCCGTTTTGTAAATGAGGAACCACCGTTTTTGGATGGTATTTGAACGGTTTGTCCAATTTCGATTATCCGTCCGGTTATTTGGTTTGCCATTAATTTTCTCCTCCAAAAATCTTTTTATCGGTTATAAGTTCTCTGTTTTCTTCCAAAAACCGGATAAATTCCTCACAATGATTAGTAAGAATAGGAATATCACGTTCAGGATTGAAAACGTATGTTTCTGTATAGGTATCTACCACATAACCGCCTTTGTTGAACTCCACAATGTTATACTCAAATGTCCGTACATCAGAACCGTTCTTCATTAAAGCGTATGGATATACTAAATGCTGGTGGTGATCTTTGAACTTTCCCACGGTATAACTACCGGTTGTTTTGATGTCGTGGACGCTGGCCGGCATCAGCTCGTCAATTACCCCATAAACCAAAACATTGCCGTATGCGGTTGGAATAATCGCTTCTACTCTTTGTTGGGTTAATGCTCCTTTGAAGTAACCGGAAAACTCTCGGCAAAGTGAGATTGGGAAAGTAAAAACACGATTATTATAGGTAGCTTTCAAACCTATAACCTCGTTGGTCTGAACCTCATCGTAATACAAAGGTTTACCTGTTTCGTCACAAGCTCCTTCGCGTATTACCTTATATATCTTTTCAACCTGCACAGTTTCAGATTTCCGATTTTCAACCATACAGTCAATAACCTCATTAAAGGCTGTTCCCTTGTCTGCCGCTTCGCTATCGAATGGCTTGCGGTTGATACGGTCTATCAGTTCTTGAAACTGTTGTTCGTGAAATTCTTCAGGAGTATGGGGTGGATTTTCTGACCACCCCCAGTACTTATCCCAAATCACATCACTATTCAGATATGCCCCAAAGGCATCAAGAAGCGTTGCGTAAATACGATATTTAGGCTGCTGGTTCATATTTCTTTTCTGAATTAAGTTTCAGATTCAAAGACTTCGCTTTGTTAGCTACCAACTTTGCCGCCATTTGCTTTGAAGAACCAACGTGCTCAAAGTTATCTATTTGCGCGATAAAATTATTGGCAGATTCCGCATCCGTAATAAGTTCGATCTGTTCTTTTATCTCTTCAATAACTTTATCATACTTTTCCTGTGCCTCTTTCTTGGCAGCAAGCATACCCAAATACGAATTGATTATCTTGGCGGTGATAAAGTCGTTCTTTGCGGTTGGATTACCATTCTTGTCAAGGATGGTAGGAACTTCCATCACTGAAGGAAGATTGCAAGTATTCTTACCGTCATTTCTTGAAGTTGGGTCAAAAGTGATAGTACGTCTTTGGACGCCTCTTTCGCTTTTCATTTCAAGATAACCGAGCAAATCCAGTTCAGTAACGATAGAGTTGTAGGATTTTTCACGCAAGGCAGGGATAAACACCGTATCATCACCTTCTTTTCTTGTGTCGCGATGGGCAACGAAAATGATGTGCTTGTTAAGCCCCGAAAGTGTTCGTGTCATCCATGAAAACTCTGCATTGATACCGCTCCAATCACGGATGGACGGCTGGCGGGTTCCACACTTGTGAGTAATGATGAAGTCCATCATCTTGCCGATGGTATCTACTACAATGGTCTGATAAGCGGACAAGTCCTCTTGAAGAACTTGCTGAACATCGCTCCATGAAGTGACCTGTACCGTGTCTATATTCTCCAAGTGCGCCATGTTCATGCGCTTCACGCCGTTATCGAAGTCCAACAGCAGCGGTTTCGGTGCGCTCAATGCTACCGTACTCTTTCCCATTCCGGCTTGACCGTAAATCATCATCTTCACGGTGGTCGGGATAACTAATTCATTACTTTTCTTAATCAGTGACATAATCGTAAATTTTATAGGGTTATTTGTTCAGATATTTACTCATTTTAAAAGCATTAATAGCGGATTGTATCTCGAACTTGGAATATATGATAGGAGAATTTCTGGATGAGCCTTTTCTTTTCTTATGCACCAATCCTTCTTTCTCTAACTTTTCCAAAAAGTTAGGTTCATACCCAAGTGTCTTTAACCATCTGAACGCTTCTCTTTGCTTGATTTCATCAGATACAGGAGACCGTTTCTTCTCACTGGCAGCTGCACCAAGCTCCGCCATGTCCATGCAGATATTTTTAAATTCAAATAATTCAAGTCTTACCTCCATACCGTCCAGTTCTTTCAATTCGTTCAACTCTCGTTCTTCGTCCCCTTCTCATATCGCCCTGTTCGTGATAGAGCGAAAAAGAAAAGATGCACAACAGGCAGAAAGCAACAGCCGACCTAATAGTAGGTGAAAAGTCCATCGTGAACTTCATACCAGCTATTCTCTCATATAGCATGGTTGCCAGTTCTCTGCCGTTCCTTACGTTCAAAATCTCAAAAGCTCTTTGCAGTTGGTTGTTTATCGTGCTGACCGCTCGGCATTTGAGGTTTGCAATTTCTTTTTTCTCATACCCTTGTGCATACATTCGTGCCGTAATCTCGCATTCAGGTGTAAGTTCATTAAAAACTCTCTTCATAATCGTGTAAGTCAGCTGATTAATAATTGCGAATAACCTCAATATATCCGGCTTCCCTGTTAGTGTCCACCGAATACAAAGTTTGCTTCTTGTCTATTATCCGATCAATCCTTGCCAGCCTGTTAAGATCAGCGGTACACCTGCGAAGCTGTCCGGCAAGTTTGTCGCTAAAGTCAAAGCTGATTCTGTCATTCTTCTTTTTCAGCTTTTTCTTAATTTCTGTTCTTTCTTTCAGTTCTTTTGCCATAAGAGTAAAATTTAATTAATGATTCGTGGATGGTAAGGGAATCGAACCCCTCTCAATCGTGCCAATTGTTTGCGCAATACGAAGCTCTAACCGATAAGCTAACCATCCTTTTTTAAAAAAGGTGCACTATCCTCACGGACGGCACACCCAGTACAAACACAATATAAAACACGAATATCTAATCTATTATCAGAACAATGCTTTTAACCGCATTTTTGAAATGATCAAACTTCTGTTTCAAATCACTCCAAGATTTATACCATGTATTTTTCTCTTCAGCTAATTTCTCGTTAGCCTCTTCCAGTTCCTGCACACGCCTTACTAAATCTTCATGCGTCATGCCTCTTAATTCTTCCACTGTCATAATCGTATAAATTTAAAATGTCGTTAAAAAGGTAGGAGTCGAACCTACTTCTTGTAAGCTAAATGAATATATAAATTAGAATATAAGTTAATACCAACAATTAATCGCTTACACGCATTCCAACAATGCTACTTCATAAATTACCGCCCAGCTGGTTTACAAGGTGATTGTGCACTCATCCCCATGCGC